CTTTGTCTTCAAATCCTTCTAAATCTAAAGATACATGAAACTCATAAAGCTTAACTGACTTATCCATGTAAGAAGGCTTAACACCTTCCATTTCATCATATTTCTTTTTAACTTCTGAAGGACTTGTTTCAGAAGGCATAATTTCTACGTCTTTGTAAAAACCTGAAACTTGTTTTTTTCTAAAATCATTATAACTCATGTTAATGATGTGAGTTATTCTTTCACAAGAATCTAAATCACTAGCCATGTAGTTAACAACTAAGTCTTCTGCTGGAACAAACTTTGATACAGCTCGATCCATCAATTCATCGTAATAAACTTTTTTAAATGTAGAACCTGCGAGAGGTAAATAAAATAACATCTGATCAAACTCAGGTGTGTAATCTTCCATTTTATTCATGAGTTGATAATTCATAAACTCTTGAACACGTTGTGCTTGAGAAAATTTTTCAGGAGTTTCTTCTCCCATGATCGCTGTTCTTACAGGACCACCTGAAGGTAATAATTCTTTATAAGCTGTTGCTTGAAATTGTGTGGCACTTTCAGCTAACAAAGGATGAGTGACACCACTCGCCCCTTGGAAAGGTCTTGTTCTCTGTTCATACTTAGTTCCTAATAAATCTAAACCTTTGATATAAGAATCTTCCCAGTCTTTTCGAGAAGAGCGATCGTTTTCTAATTCAGAAAGTAATTCATCACTAAGTCTGTCGAGCTCTGTTTCATCCATGACCTCAGATAAGTTAGAATAAAATTCTACTTCTTCAGGTAAATCACCCATCGGATCAAAATCAAGAGTCGCTCCTCCTTCTTCGTCCATTTCAATTTCTAAACCATTAGGAGTAGGAATAGGCTTACCGTCTATCTCTACTTCTGTTTCAGATTTAATAATTTCAAGATTGGGAGTGTTTCTTTGATACAGTCCTTTATCGTTATTATCTGCCATTTTTTATTTATACCACCTAATCAGTCTTTTACAACATGTTCATTTGAGGAAGAGAAATCGATCCTCCTCTTCTCTTTTCTACTATTTTGTTTGTAACAAATTTAGGAGTAGAAACATTAGAATACTCACTATTTAGATCTTCTAGATTATTTAAAAACTTAGTTATAGTGTCTGCACTATCTGAGGCCACATATCCTTTGAAATTACCTGAGTCCCAATACTGGACTACATTGTTAAAATTATCCATCAGTATTTTTTCAAAAGAACTAGAAGTTACCTGTCTTTCATTCATGCCTGTTAGAACAATTTCTTCTTTTTCAGTTATTTGTTGAGGATCATAATACTGAGATTTAAACTCGTTCTTCTTTGCTTCATTTGCATTCCAAACAGGATCCTCTTTTGATGTAAAAAATTTTTCTTCAAAAATAGCAAAACCATTAGGTTTTAATTTATCAGCGATCAATTCAATTTTAGAGGCTCTTTCATTATCGATAAATTGAAACACCATTTTCTCTGAAAAAGCATCAACAGAATTGTCAGGAATATCTTTAGGATCAAAGTAATCAATATCAACTCCCTTCTCTGTAAAAGCATACTTTCCAAATTCATCTGGGTTGGTTGTAAACGCTTCTCTAATAAATTCTGTATTAGGAAGTTTTTGTTTTAAAAAAGATTCTTCAGCTTTAGGATTAGGATCTAAAACGATACCTTCAATATTAGGATTAAGTTCTGCTATCGTATTTATGAAACCACCCTCTGTCCCTCCAATGTCAATAATAGTTCCTCCTTTAGGAAGAGTCTTTGATACTGCTTCAGCAGTTGCTATCTGAGCTTCTTTAAAAACTGGTATGCTCGTATAAATGTGATTTTCAAAATTACCTGTTCTCTTCTCATTGAAGATCTCTGTTGCTTCCAAAGCGTCAGAGGTATCAACCAACTGTTCATAATCTTTTTTAGGAACATAAAGTTCTCCTTCTAAAATATCAGAGAAAAAAGTAACACCTTGTTCTTGTGAAGCTTTGACTAGAGGTAGGTTGCCACCAACCGTTGTTTCTCTTCCTTGGTCAGATTGCTGTACGCTTGATCCACGGTCCGTGGTTTGCGATTCGACATCGGACGAGACTGATTCTTTTGTCTCTTCTCCTTTGCTAATTGTAGTAAGCTCTTTTTCATCTTCCTTCTTTCTATCAGTATTTATAAGATTCAGCAAGTCCAATGGATCAGGTTCAGGAGGAGTGGGAGTTTTGTCATCATCCTTTTTCGGTGGAACTTGATTAGATTTCTCTAAATCTTTTAATGCTGTCACCGAAGGTGACGCCGCTAAATTTGTGATAAGATTGTATACATCGTCTAAAGTTATATTACCTAGGGCTAATTCGTTTTGAATCTGATTTGCTTGTTGCGATCCTACGGTAGCCACTAGCAACGATCCGAGGACCGCGGGACTTGCTCTACCTCCAGATAATAAAGTTGCTATTAAAGGATTCATTTAGTTCCCTGTCATCACATCTTTATCATCATCGATAATGAGTTTGGTATCATGAGTAATACCATTCTTATCGTAGTTCTCTAGAACTTTGATCAACTCATCCTTGGACATATTTTCCAGAGGCGTTTCTGTTTGAACTTTGTTATCGTAAAATCCAGCGACCTTACCTCTGTTTACTTCAGCAGCCACGGCCGCCGAATAGTGTTTATGTTCTCTCGCTTCCTCTCGAATTTGTTTCAAGGAGGCCAAGTGAGACGCTGTCGATACTCCATACATCTGATGCAGATCTTGTTTCATCTCATGAATGGCCTCCACGACGAAAGGATTTAAGTGAGGGTTCAGTAAATCAGTAGCAGTTTGACGTGCACGATTTTTAGAATAGCCCGCTCTCCGTGCTGCTTCGGCAGCGGAACATTCTCCGAGTAAAACTTTGTGAACGTATTCATAAACAAAAATCATTTGCTTAGGCGTTAGTTTTTGTTTCAATCTTCTATCTTCAGGATTAATTAATTTTTTAATAGTATTCATAGTTACGTTTTCCAAGAGGCTCTTCAGGTTCATCATCATACAATGAAATGAAGCTTCCCTGTCTATATCTTAACAGTGCTAAGGTAGTGGCGTCAACAAGATCATCATGCTCTCCATAAGGGAAAGCGGCGCACTCTTCTTGAACATCTTCAGCCCATTCTGTATTTGGTCTCCAAACATGACCTGCTTCAAAGATAGGGGCAACAGAGTTTAACCTAACATGTTTATCCATACCACGGTTCGGAGAGAAAGCTGTAGCGTATACGCCAAATCGCCGTAGCTCCTGTATCAAGGGTGTCCCTGAAGCTTTGGCTTCAATCATGACAGCATCAGGATTGTAAGCACGTAACTCTTCTTTTGCCACTTGTTTGAGTTCAGGAAAGTCCCAACGACCTTTACGAGCGTTTAACAAAATTAAATGTGTCTCATTTCCTTCATCAGGATAGAAAACTCCCCAAGTTGTAATAGCTGAGTAGTCAGCAGACTCTTTTTTTGAAAATGCTGTGTCATAACTTTGAATTTTAAAAGCACATTCAGGTGGATCTTCCTTTTCCCATATATTCCACCATTCACGTTTAATGATACTAGTGCCATCATGCGTAGGATTTTGTTGCCATTGTGCACTCCACTTGGTTGGGACAAGAGAAGCTTTCACTTTATCAAGTTCTTCTAGTTTCCAATACTGAGGCCAGATAGGTTTTCTTTTTTCTTCTTCATCATCGTCTAAAATTGCTGGGAATTCTATGACATCCCACTTATCTGCTTTCAGGTCTCCCATCTTTTTGATCAATTGACCAGTTAGATCCTTGTCAGACCATCGAGTCATCACGATTACAATACTTCCCCCTGGTTGCATACGCTGTCTAGGTCCTGATGTATACCATTCGTAAGCATTATCCATGGCTGTTTCCGACAAAGCATCTTGTTCACTATGTGGATCATCGATAATTAGTAGATCAGCACCACGACCAGTGATCGCACCCCCCACACCTGCTGCGTAATATTCACCTCCAAGGTTAGTTTCCCATCTTCCCGCCGCTTGGTTATCAGTTCTTAGGGTAACATTAGGAAATATTCCTTTGTATTCTCTGGTATTCATCAAGTTTCTTACTTTTCTACCAAATCTTATTGCTAATTCACCTGTGTGAGTCGCTTGAATAATTTTTAGCCGGGGATTTTGCCCCATCATCCATGCCGGGAATAAAAATGAGGCAAACTCACTTTTTGTGTGACGTGGGGGCATGTTCACAATCAATCTTTTGTTCTTCCCTGTCATGAAATCCTGAAGTTTTTGTGCAATCTTGATGTGATGTGGTCCTTCTACAAATTCTGGCCAGACCGATTTCACAAATCTCATGAAATTTCCACGTGCATGTTCTTGTTCTACCTTCCTTCTAAGCAATACCATTGCCTTTAGTTGGTTTGAATCAAGGTTTGAATAGTCTATACGCATATTTTGCTCCTATAGTGTGTGTATGTTGCCAGGACAAGGCCAGCGTCATGCGGACCGGGGTCAAATTTTTGGGGGTCGGTCAACGATTTTCGTGGCTCTCGGACCGTTCGGTCTAAGTACCTAAGGTCCATTGTTGCATAATCTATATTATAGGAACCAAAAACGTCATATTTATCAACGTTTTTAGCGTTTCGTGAATTATATAATCTATATCTAGTGGTATTCATGCAAAATTTCGCTGATCGTGGTCCATGGTTGACCCACGTGGACCGTGCAAATTGGTGCAAACTCGCTATTTTCTGACAAAAAGTCGATATCTTTCGATCTATACAGAAAAAACGCTCTCTCTTTGAGGGAGCGTTGCAAGATAAACAATCCGTTCATAATCTGTTTGTATTTATGATGAAACGCTTTCTGGTGAGGTCTTAAAGAGTGCAACAATCTAGAACGTTCACAAGCCTTACATTCAACGAACAAACTACGTCCATATTTATTAAATAATATTAAATCTGGAAATCCATTAATTGTAGATGTTTCAATGCGAATTGGGTTAAAATCAGATAACTTTTCTTTAACCATTTTATATAAATTTCTTTCAACGCTCATAAAAAATATACCGTTACATCTTAACCATTATTTTACAAATTGGTACTAGTGTTTTTTCTACAACTTCTTTTAAAATAATCAATTTTGAAAAAGGTTCTAATTGCCTAGAGGCACACACTAGACACACTTCTTAAAATGACAAGTGTGATAGGTAAAACCCATATAAATAAAGCTAAAACACAAAAGCGGACACTATCACACTTCTTTTTTATTTTTTTTTATTTTTATTTTTATTTTTTCAAAAAACTACTAGTACTGTGTCATCTGTGTCGTTCGTACTTTGTTCGTTCGATAACTATCCACGATCCACGGTCTTTGTCGCAATTTGCAATAAAATATCATAAATCTCCAAAATAAAAATACCCTTTAAATCCATTTTAAGAGCCATAGAGCATATAATAAATTATCTAATAAAATCATACACGGACCTTTTTAAAACGCTCTAAAAACGCAAAAAAATGCCTGTGGATAACTCACCCACTTGTAATAATTTATGACCATTTTTTTTACTTTTTTTATCATATTTATCTTTTTTTATTAGGTAATATCTCAATTTATGATATAAATAACACAATGAAAACGAATCAGACTCTAGAAACCGCACTAGAAAAAAATAAGCCAAGCGCCTCTTTTGAGGGTAGGTCTAATGCTGACGATATTCTAGTCATCGGGTCTAGGGTGCTAAAACACTAAAAGAATTCAGTTTCTTGGGTCCTCTGGGCTCGGTGGATTGCTAGGGTTGGGCGCTACATACTTGCCCCCTAGTGCGAGAATAGGTCAACAATTAAGACTAAGTTCTTAGGGCACAGGGCTCAATCGGTGACACCGATAAGGAAACAGTCAAACAGAAAATATCCTTATGTATTTTTGATAGGGCTACTGAGTTAGCCTTATCATGAATGCATAAGCATTCAGAAAGAGAGAAAATAATATGAACAAAACTTATACTTTTCATTCAGACCCTGGTCATGGTTGGTTGGAAGTTCAAAAGAAAGAACTTGAAGAACTTAATATAATTAACAAGGTATCTGAATATTCTTATATTAATAATGATCTTGTTTACTTAGAAGAGGATTGCGACGCATTTATTTTTATAAATGCGTTTAAATCTAAATTTGGCGTAAATCCAAAGATATATGAACCTCTAAAAGATAATTACGAGATCAGATCATATCGTAGATTTAAGAAAGCGAGTTAACTATGGACTATACAGATATTGCTAATCAATTTGAGCAAGACGGAAACTTAGACGGATTAGAAACTTTATTTAATAAAAACATAGTTCCAATCAAAGTATTATTGTTGAACGGAACTTATGAAACTCGGTGGACCGATGTTTCAAATGTTTTTAAAGAATATTACGAAGACCTTAATTCAGAGCAACAAGATTATATTCAAGAATTAAATCCAAAAAAAGAATATTGGAAAGTAATTTTTGAGCATGATCTTAAAGTATATAACAAATATGACATTGATTGTGAATGGACTGAAAAACCAGATCAATCAGAATATCAACAATATTACAAATAAGTATTTTTGATTACTCGCTTTGAGTAATCATGAATATTTATCAATATTCAGAAAGAGAGCAAATCATGAAAACTAAAAAAATAGCCTCTGGCTTTTATAATATCTTTCACAACGGATATAAATTCGAATGCTCAAATATTCCGACTCAATTCGGTTGGGAGTGGGCTTTGGCTTTGGTTGAAACTAATAAAGCTTTAGTTCGAGAGTATGACGAAAGTTATCCAAATGGATACAGAGTTGTTTTGAGTGATACTGAAACATTCGAAACAACCGAGTGGATTACTACTCTAGACACTTTAAAAGAGTGTAAACAAGTAGTTCTAGATAAATTTTCAGAAAAGGAGCAATCATGACAAACATTAGAATAATCGACAAAAACCAGAAGTTGTTGCCAAACAAACTTGGCACACACTCTGGGAGCGTGGTGAATTGGTCACGTTCTCGCTCATGGTTCAAGCCAGACGCTTTAACCATTGGCAACGGTGCAACGATCTATTATTGGTCGGACCGTCATGGTGGTACGTTGATTGACGTTATCACTAGAAAAAACGGTAGACGCTTTATTGTGGTTCAAGAGGACCACGCTAAGCGTACCGATAGGAATGGCTTTTCAGAAAGTCAAACCTATGAATTTACGCCTAACCCACAGGGCGCTAAACATTACGCTGAGGTCATCGATATCGAGACCGAAGAGGGTGAAAGAGGATTTATTCTCGAACCTAGAGAATTCAATCCTAAGACGAACCGTTTTTCAAAATACGGTAATCGTATCACCTTAGGTAAAAGGTCCGAGTATTGGGACCCACACTTTTAATAAGTATTTTTGAAAGTCCGATCTGGGCTTTCATGAATACTTACTAGATTTATTTTATGCGACGGATAAAGACTAGGAGTCTTTTCATAAATCTAAATTTGTATTCAAACTGCGTAAGACGATAAGGGGAGCAGTTAAACTATAGTTAAAAAAAGTCCCCAAGGCTAGGGCAGTGCCTAGGTAAAAAGAAGCGAACCTTGTGTTTAAACCTAAAACTGTCCACAACAAACAAAAGGAGACTAAAATGAGAACATCATACTTAAATACGACTAAAAGCCTAAGAATAGAACATAACCCAAGGATTGATATTTATTATTCCTATGCGACTCCTGTCGCTTTTCATTTACACTCAGCAAAAGTTAGAAGTGATTTGAATGGGGTTCTTACGGTAAGCAAAAACGTCTGGTCCAGAACGACAGGCAAACACTTAACACAGATTGACGGTGGAGCGAAACACGCAAGAGTTGACCATGATCTATTTGAAAAGCTTTTCAATAAAGCGAGGGAAGCTCTTTATGTATAAGAAACCAAAAGGAGAAATTATAGTAGATCGGTTTATTATCGGTCTACTTGTGTTCAAAGCGTTTTATATCGCTTATTTAATATTAATAGGAGGCTAAATGACTACATATACAAAAAAATATGAATTTGTAAAATGGAATGAGGCAGACCCCAAGAGTGTAAAAAAAGCTGAGATCAAAAAAAAGAAATTAGAAAATCAAGGCTATTCTTTGATACGAGATCACGGAGGTTTTTTTAATTTTATTTTAGAATACAAAAAATAATCCACGAAACACGGTCCACGACAAACGGTCCGTGTCTAGGCTCACGAGTTGAAAGAGCCTACTGATGAGAAACTCAAACAAAAGGAGAGCAAAATGACTAAATCAATAACAGTAAAAATAGTAAATGTTTACGGTAATGAGAGAATTTATCCTGTGTGCGATATCGCTCACAGTTTTTCTTTTATTGCGAATACGAAAACATTAAGCAGAGCAGATATCAAACACATCAAAGATATAGGCTTTGAGATCGTGGTCGAGGGACCAACATTATAGGAGAGCAAAATGACTTACAATTATATCGTTTGGGTCGGTGGAGTTGATGACTATTACACCGATTTAAATCAAGCTATTCAACACTTTGAGGAATGGATTGAAAAAGGCTATGAAGACGTAATTCTTCAAGAAATAAAAACAAATAAAATATTAAGGAGGCAAGATAATGACAAACATAAAAGAGTCAATTACTCTAAAAACACATAACGCAATAGGCGATGAGCCTCTTTACTTATGCGATTGGAATGACGGTGAAATCGTTCAAGTCCACAGTAAAGAAACCTTAGAAAAGGAATATGCAGAAACAAATCTATTTGATGATGATGAAAAGCGTTTTTCTAACTTCACCAACGGTTTTAAGTATAGTTCTTTAAGAATTCAAGATTACTTAGAATTATCTGAGGACCTTGATTATTATAGTGTTCCATTTCGTTGTGATAACATGACTATCACTAGAATAACATGACTTTAAATAAAGGAGAATATACATTTTCTAAGACTCCGATTTGGGGTCTTGGACAATGTGTAAAAGCATTGTAAGCATAAGCCACACGATAAATATATTCTAGTAAGCTAGATTGTAAGGGCTAAAGCTAGTGGATTGGTTTCAGAGGTAGCCTCTAGTTTATCTCAACCACTTAAAAAAAAGCAAACTTAACTCGCAAGTCGATTTTTTGAGAGTTTTTTACGACTTTAAATAAAAACAAAATTCTCACTTTCAGTGTTGAAAAAAATAAAACAAGACTGATAAAATAATTAGTTGAAAAAAAAATAAAACTAACAATAAATATTATAAGAAACTGAAAAAAAAATTTGAATTTTTTAAAGATGTTTCGATATTATAAATAAGAAATATAGAAGGACCTAAAACCAAACAAATTGCAAGTTGTTTGGAGGCACTCTGACTGAATAACGATTTTAAAACAGAGTCGTAAGGTACAAGGCTCAAGAAGTATGGCTAAATGGCTGAGGGCTTGAGAGATAGGTTCGAGTAGATGGAGATAAACTATCTGTTCTACCGAAAGTTGTGGGTAGCAAGTTCAAATCCCACGAGTGCCCTTAGGTTCTTCTACGTTTCAATAAAAGGAGGCTATAATGCTAGTTATAGTTCTAGACCCATGGTAGCCCCTAGGGGCTACTTTTCATTTACAAGGAGGCAATATGTCAAAAGAAAAACAGGAACTGACTGTTAAACGATATTCAGTCAATTCAAAAAAATTTCACCCTTGGTGCGCTAAGGCTGAAACGTTCGCATTATTAACAAGAAAGCTGACTCTCAATGAAGATGAATTAAATTGGATTAGACTTTTAGGTTATAATATTATAATAATAGATAAATTAAATAAGGAGGTAGAATGAGTAAACTTAAAAAGAAACTATCAGACGAGGTTGATTACTTAGCATATTATGACACTGAAGATATGCTTGATATGACACAGCAAATGCAAGAAATATATTTGTGGGGATTAAATAACGCACCAATTCGACAATTGAGAGAATGGAAAAAACAATTTAAGCAAGACAAAAAAGAAAGAGAACAGGAGGAACAAGAATGACTGAACAACAGAAAAGAAGAATGACCGTTGGTAGAAATGTTCAATACAGGACCAACGATCCACGAGTCACGCTCGAAAGAATACGAGAACAACAGGGCTATTTACTTTTAGATTTCAGCCATAAAAAATATTTGGGTAAAGAAACTTTAAAAGTAAAGATAGACGGAATGGATAGACGTTTTTATGAACGTGATTTATTCGAAAGGAAACTAAATGATGAAAATAAGTAAAACAAGCTTGGCTATTGAGCGCCATAATTTAAAAAATATTTTAGTTAGGTTAAAAGCTCAAGACACTCTGGTCAGTTGGCTACAAAAAGAGATCGAACATTTACAAAGAGATAATCATGAAAACATAATTGAAGAAATTCAAAAATGGATTATTGAAGGGATTGAGATCAGAGCAGAGAAAAGAAAAGCTATTAATGAGGAGTTAGATAATTTACCAAGAGTAAACCCAAGAAAGGAGCGAGAATGAACAAGAAACCAACCTTAGACGATTTATTAGGCTCAGATTTATCTTTAGATGATATTGATGATATCTTAGAAGAATTGGAGGACTAATGACGTGGACTATACATCAAGGTTATTTGGGAGACCCTAAAGGTCTTCCAATAGCAGATACGTTGATCTTTGTTAAACATAAAGAAAGAAGCTATGAGGCAATCGCTTTATATACAGGAGAACATCGTAATTACTACAAGAAGGACAAAGATAAACTTTTCGATTATTTATCGAACCCTAAATCTTGGAGTAAAGAACAAGTTGAAAATTTTGTGCATGATAAATTTATGGATAGAATTTTCAATAAAAGCACGAGAACTTTAGAAATCAAAAAGTTTCTGGAGTCACAATTAGAAAAGGAGAGTCAGTAATGGGAGACGAATACTCATGGAAAGACGCAATGCAGAACATCGTTAATGCCATTAATTTAGGTATTAAAGAAGAAACTGCGAAACTAAAAGAGGACGAAAAATTACACGTGGAAATCTTAGATAAGACAACTCACGCAATTGTAAACGTCACAAGAATAAAGAAGGAGAAAAAATGACAAATCAAGAAAGAGTAAATAAAATTAAAAGTCTCTTGGGTTTGAGGAACGAGGATACCGATGAAGAATATTATCGTGTCGCAGATGTTCTTTGTGATCTAAGACATTTTTGTGACGCTGAGTCTATTGATTTTAAAGATGAAGTGGAGCAATCAGAATTATTTTATGAAGAAGAAAAGGAGGAACAATAATGGCAGTTGTATATGGAGGCGTTCGCTATAATCAAAAGCCCACAGGTATGGCTCGGTTAAAGCGAAAAGCTAAAAAGAAAAAAAGTAAAAAGAAAGGAAAAAGAAAATGAACGATCAATTAAAAACAGTGGGCATGGTATCAGCTTTATTTGGTATCATGTCTGGAGACGATAGAGAAGGTAAAGTAAAATATCAAAAAAGATTTTTTGAAACAGTCAACGGATTACATTTTCCAGATGATTGGGATAGTTTACCTTTAGAAGAAAAAGAACGAAGACTCGAAGAAGTGCAAAAATTAGCACTAGAAAAAGACAAGTAAACTGTGTTCGTCGTAGGTTAATTATTTTCCTACGACGAATTTTTAACTTAAAATAAGTAGAAAGGATAGAAAAATGGCGTATAAAGATAAAGAGAAACTAAAAAAGTATGCGAAAAACTACAACAAAGAATATTACTTAAAAAACAAAGAAAGATTAAAAGAGAAACAAAGACAAAAATATAAAGACAATCCAGAGCTTCTAAGAGAGCAAAAAAGAAAATCAAGATTAAAGCATATAGAAAAACATAAGGCTTATGCTAAAGAGTACAGAAAAAACAACACGGAAAAAGCAAGAGAACGTTCTCGTATTTGGAGAGAAAATAACAGAGAAAAATTCAATGAGAGAAGTAGGTTATACAGACAAAAGAACTTCGATAAGATTTATCAAAATTTAGTAGAGAGAAAGAAAAATGATAAAGGGTTTCATTTTTTATGTGCCTCAAGAGCAAGAATGAATCAAGCAATGAAAAGAACAGGAGCAACAAAGAATTTAAAAACAATGAAATTACTAGGTGTTCCTAACTTAAAATTTTTCAGAGATCATCTTAAAAAGCAGTTTAAACTAGGAATGACTGAAGAAAATTATGGCGAATGGCATATTGATCACATCATTCCTTGTGCAAGTTTTGATTTGACGAAACCGTCAGAGCAAAAAAAATGTTTTCACTACACCAATTTGCAACCACTTTGGGCTAGAGAAAACTTACAGAAAGGAGCAAAATATGACTATTGAAGAAAGAGACTATAACTTTAGTAAAACTATTAACTTAACTCACATTGAAGGTCCGTATGACATTCACATTGTTCAAACCAACAATGAAGAAGTTAATGTTTACGATCATGGGAAGTATTTGTATTCTACAAAAATTCCTAAGGTCGATGTCAAGTATGTTAAAAATGCTCGTGAATTAAAAAAAGCTCGTGAGAGTCAAATAATTCGTGACGCTAAAAAACACATTACTTGGTATCATGAGGAGGATTGACCATGAACTGTGAAACAGAAAATCAATGGAGAGACATTCACGGAAAGAGAAAAACTAAAATAATTTCTCTTTTGGAGAAATATATAAAAGTGAGAAATGTCTCGAAAATTGATATACTTAACGAGAAGTTTGATCACGAGATCGCAAAACTTCGCACAGAACTAACTAATATTAATAAATTATTAGATCTAATTTAGTTCTTTAATGGGGGGCAAAAGTCCCCCATTTAATCTATTTTAAAATTAATTAATATATTATATAAATAAATAACTTATTTCATGAAAGGAATTAGAAATGACTAGAAAAGAAGAACAACAAAAATGGGTATCTCAAATTATATCCAAAGACACTAAAACGTTATTAGAAAGAATTTGTAAAGACACATTGAGAACAAAACCGACTCAATTGCACATTATTGTTAAAGAATACTACGATAAATTACAAAAAGTTTAGTATAAATTAACTATAATTTATGATAAATTTTGAGAATGTTGGAGATATTAAAAGATAATCCACACTTCTTTGAGAAGACTATTTATAAAGTCGAATACGTTGACGTACCTGACGAAGAGGAAAATATTGTCCATAAGGTATTAGTTGAGTTTACGGACGGTTCAGAAAAGCTTTATGATCTTATTTTTTGGAAAAAAATAGTTGAAAAAGGCAAGGAAATTTTAGAGAGAAGAAGAACCTAAGCAGTTCTAGTTCTCTCTTCTGTTTGACTGTCTTCAGGCTTATATTCCTTATAAGCAGTCATTTGAGCTATTACGTCCTGTAAGTAGGCTATAATTAGCTTGTTTTCCTGTTCTTCGGTCATTTAAAACTCCTTTTTTTAATGTGAACGATCACTATATCAAACTTAGGATATATAAAGCCACACATTTATTTTTTATTTTGTGAAATAAATCGTTTGACTTTCATGATACCATTGTTCCATGTTAAAATTTTTCTTGATTGGTTGGGCTTGTGTCTACTCTGGCACACAAACTAATTGTGTTCGAATGGGGTCTGAAGTTATTCATAATTCTTTAGAAAGTTGTGAACAATATTACGAAATTATTTTAGAAGACGTATCCAAAGTTGAAGATGTAGAAATGAATTTAACTTGTGTAAGTTCAGGATTAGTAGAGGACTACCTTTTAACACCGTAGCCATTTAGCTAATTTTGATCTGGTAGGTAATATCTTAAATTCATCACGGTCCACGATCATCAATACAACATCATATTTTTTTTGCTCATTGGAGGGGATCCTGTAAATCATTTTCCCCTCGCTCCTATGTCTCGTTTTCCTTGTTCGTTTAGAAATTGTTTTTACATCAATGCGAAATGTTTCGTTATCTGGAGAGATAGCTATTAAATCAATTAATCCGTGTTGAGAGACATTTTTAAAAACTAAAAATCCTAATTCTAAAAGTTTATTAATTGCTGAATACTCTGAAACAGTTCCTGATATATGTTTTTTAATAAGGAACTGCTTCAAATTAAATCTATTTTTTTTATCCAAGGTTTTGGAATAACTTGAACACGACCACAGTCGGAGTCCCCTTTACGACCTTTATCAGCAGATATGATGATGTATTCTTTTAAGTCTTTAACCACGTAGCCAAGGCTAAAGACCGTGGGAGGAGTTATTTTTATAGCGTCTTTTAGGTCATGCCACCCACTTTCCATTTCATAGGCATCAATCCATTCTATTTCTACTTTATTTTCTAAGACGTTTTTCACGTCTTAATTGTATCTTATTTAAAATAGTTTTCAGGAGTTATTTTTATTAGTTTTTCCATTTGTTTTTTATCATCGCTTTTACAAGCTATTCCATAGGTTTCTTTGCCATAAACCACTGAAAATTCTGATACTTTATCCACTAATCCTTTATGGGTAGCCTGATTGACCGACTCCATATACATATCATCAAAAAGCATGACTCCTGTATCTTTTAGCTTTGACCACCAATTTTCTATGTCATCTAATACTGCGTCATATTCATGAGCACCGTCCACGATAATGGTATCAAAAAATTTATCTTCAAAACTATTTATAATTTCAGGATTATCTGATCTACTTTGTAGTAAATGTAAAAATCCTTCATCGATAAAAGGTTGTAAGTTTTTCTTTGTAAACTCGTAAAATGTACCGTCTTCACCTAATAATTCTTTTAAATTAGCGTGTTCTGACGATCCTTTAAAAGTATCTAAGCAGTAAACCGTGATATCTTTTCGATTAGTGTTAAGAATATTAGAACACATATAATGTGTTGATCTTCCATAAAAACAACCAATTTCTAAGATGTTTCCGTTTTGAGGACAGTAATCAACTGCTTTA